CTGCTAAAACTGTACAGGTATAACGGTTATACTCTTGTTTAACTTCTGTTATATGATAAGTTTTCATTTCTCTTCCTCCATATTTTCTAGTAATTCAATGTAGTCTTCAATGGCTACCCATGCACACCAGCTATGTATGGCTTCAATGTCATTAGTCTTTAACACTTCTGCCAGCTTCTTTAGTGCTTCGATTTGTGTCATATATCCTCCGAATTAATTTCCTCCACGATTGTAGAAGGGCTTAGACCTAGTTTTACCCTGTCTTTAGGGCGCGTATCCTCCCCTATAGGGATTTCCTCTTTCTTAAAGATCTTGTCATAGTTATCAGCGAATTGCTGACTCATTGGCTTACTTGTAGGTCTTGCTTGAGCACTCATAATTTCTTCTCCCATCTATTACCTAAAATTAAATACTGCATCTTGCGCCAGAACCAGTTAGGTTCTTTACCCTCTATCCTGCCTATCTCCTCTTCAGTTAGTAATGTCATCACTCACCTCCTCACCATACACGCTAGCTACGAATGTTCGGCATATTGCTATGTTTAGTGTTGGGCCAAAATAATGTAAATCATCTACGTCTAACCCATCACCGTAAACTTCCGCCCCGTAAATGTCAGCGTCTCGGATTACTTCATCATTGTCAGATAGTCTATAAACTGTGTCTAAATAAGCTATCAACTCAAAACACTGGCCACCGCTTGTAGATGGTGTGTACTCTTCTACCCTCATAACATAATAATCATCAACCCCTTTCCAAGAGGGCTTGTTGCTAACCATGTCTGATTCGCAGTAAATCCACCCCTGAGCCTTAGCCACCCATCGGTCTAAATCTTTACCTGTTAGTCCTGATATTTTCATGTTCACCTCTTGTACATATTGTTTAACAAAAGACCCTTAAATCACTTTAATGTACATATAACTGTACAATGTAAACATTAAGAAACACTTTAATGGACTTATAAGTGTACGTTATTGACACTATTATGCGTCACTCACGTCTACTACTATTCTATTCCAAGAGAAGAAGGCCTTATAGTCTGCATCACTCGCTGTGTTACCTAATAGTGTTGCCTCTACCTCACCTTCTTGATCATAACGTACCAACAGAGGAATACCTCTGAACCCTAGATCCATAACGGCTGTCTTATGGGTTATATTAGATACGTTAGCCTCTTGGTAGTCCTCTAGTCCCATGACAGTCAGGCGGCCTTTGAGGGCCTTACACGCTACGCAAGTGTCTCCTGTGAATAGTGTAATCATCTCTTGTATTCCTGTAGTTCTGATAGTGGTAGATTAAAGCAATCACTCCTAAAGGTAAAACCATTAGAAGGATCTACTTCCCCTTTGTGTTTCTTTGTAGCTTGTGTAAAGTATAACTCTTTAGGCATCATACCTACAAACCATAAAACTGAATAGTCACTCTTAATACGAGTGAAGGCATAATAGTCACACTGTTGCTTTATGTTGTAAGATGATATAGAGCACTCATAGTGAGGCTGAGGTATAGACCTACACTGTTTAGACTTCACATCCACTGTCTTACCTTCTGCAGTGATTAGATCATAGTCGTAGGTATTAGCCTGTGGCCACTTAAAGTGGTCTGAGAGGACAATCTCACCTAAGAAACCTATGACATTACCCTTACCTTTAGTGATTGAATTCTTTAAGATACCCATTTCATCAGACATCATCTGTGCCTTTATTACCTGAGCATCCGTAGGCTTTAATTCTAGTATAGTACACATATTAACTTTTCCTTTAGGCATAAAAAAAGAGCAGTTTTACTTCAGTGCTCAGGAAGTTTACTTATACCTTACATAAGGTAGTTAGAAGTCTGTGGAGTCCTCTTCGCTACCTTCAAAGTCTAACGGAATACCACCATCACCCATATCTAATACCTTGATACGGTTGGCGTAAGTACCTAGACCATGCTGAGGGTGTACATTACCTTGTTTCCACTGTACTTTGATCTTAGCACCTCGGGGTAATTCTTCCTTCAACATTAGAGGCTGACCATTATCATCTAAGACATCGATACTATATCCAGACTTAAACTTACGTTGGCCTACACCTTTGTAGTCTTTTACATTAACACCCATATTAGATAGCTGAGAAGCTTCCCCTTTATCCATACAGATAGTTACGTTATATCCTACATCTTGACCTTGATATTGGTCTTCTGTTAGAACGTGACAGAATGCAACATAACCTTCAGAAACTGATAGACTCATAATTAATTATCCTTTTGTATTCGCTTTAGTACGCTTATAGGAACAAACCTTATTGTTTACCCTATGTGTATTAGTGTAACTCAGACATCAATCTAAGACAACCTTAATTTCAGACTAACTCAAATAAGAGTTACAGCTATGGCCGCTTAGTGCTCTTTAGTCTTAACCTTTAAGTGTTAATCTTAATGTTAACTCTAAAGGATGTTCCTAAGTGCCTAAGAAACTTAAGTGAGTTTAGCACATATCACTCCAATAGTATATAGTCCTCTTCTGTTATGTCTGTAATAAACTCTAATTGCTCGTTTAGGGTCTCCTCTTGTTCTTCTAAATTAGTAGTTAGTGAAGTATCCATAGATACAGTTAAACAAGCACCACATAAACTAGTGTTGTCTATCTCTACTTCTAATAGTCTATCACACGATTTACATCTCATAATCTTACCTCTACCTCTACCTCATTAATAAATCATCTAGGTCTAAATTAGACAGTATTGCCGCTTCCCTTGCACTATCGGCAGTGTGGAAGTTAATGTAGTCTAACATATCCTTCCTATGGGTTAACTCAAACTTAGCCTTCCAGTACTCTTGATCCTGCTGTAACTCAAATAATGACAGTCTACCCCCTTTATTTTGCTTTTGTTCATCCCATCTAAGATACTGGAGTGTGTCTTGTAATTCATCCCTATCTTGTTCATCTAATAGGAATAACTCTGCTGCATCATCACTCTTATAGAAGATTACTAGATCACCTGTTTCTTGTTCTAATTGTACTTCTAACTTCCTACGCTTATTCATGTTAATGCCCTCCTCGTTTTAACCTCACATCGTGCCCAATACTACGATACCTCCTCAGAGCTTCAGAATCGCCTTCTGAGAAGCCTTTAGAATGTAGTAACCCCGTTATATACCAGTAGAATGAAAAGGCGTCAGAAGGCTTAATAGCCCTCTTAAACTCCCTATCCTTTAATATACTCTTTACTTTAATAGCCATCTACAAATACTCCTAATATTAAACTCACCCATAACACTATACCTACCATTATGAGCAATACATAATCCCAGTCTATACCCTCTAACCACTTACGCATAATCTAACCCCACTCTTTGTTTATCTTCTAATGTACGCCTAAGTTCAATCTGCTTGTGAGCTTTTAGCTTCTCGCAGGCCTTCTTAATTAGCTTGTACCTGTTAGCCTTCTTGTTAGTCAATACATTAGCTTTAAACATATTAGCCTTCTTTACGATATCGCTTAGCCTGTCCTCCTCTTTATAATCATCATTATCCTTAAATTCATCTAACCAACTAAAGTTTACCTTACTCTTGTTATCCATCGCTTTAACCCTCATCTAATTCAAAGTTAAACATCTCTTGAGCTTCTGCCCATACGTCAGTAAAAGGAGCACCGCAGGCATCCAGACACTGTAGGAAATAACTATCCCTCTCTATCGATTCTAGATAGGCCGATTCTACTTCTACCATTCTTGTCTCTCTTATAACACTCATAATAGCACCTGTAGGCTAGTGAATTTATATACTCTTGGCCCTGCAGCCATCTTGACTAGACATTGCCCATTATCTTGATTAATGCTTGCGATGATACCATAAGGCTGCAAACCATATTGCAATCTAACCACACCACCTACCTTATAATCTCTTAAATTATGTAACATAACTATACACCTCCTTTGTACGTTTCTAGGGCGACGTCTAAGGCCGCCTGATCTACTTCGGAACCTATCCACCTCAAGTCGCTAGACACTGGTTCTAGGCCGTACCACTGCCCTACACTGTCGCTAGATTGTACCTTAATGTAGACATCACCTTTATTATCTACCACTAGGGCACCGGTTAACTGTTCATATGCTTCTATATTCATTTTAGTTTACTCCTTATTCTATTTAGTTCTAAGACCATACTGCCTAAAACTGTACCCGTCCTGTTTACCGGCCTTAATCATGGCCTCTATATCGTCGTTAGACGTTAACAGGCGCAGGGCTTGTATCATTATTGTTTCATACTCTATCGCGTTACCTAAGCGCAACACGCGCCTTGCTGTTTTAATTGTATCTTTAATATTCATTGTTAGTAGTTCCTTTAATCATCATCGTTATGGATATCGCAGTGCTCGAAACACTCTGCACATATACCCTCTTCTAATATTCCAGCGCCACAACAGGCACTGCATTCTTCTAAATCGTATCGACTGCCTAGCTCCAAATCGTAGGCGTTAGACCACGCCATATGGGCGCTTGTGCTCGCATTACTTGCGCTTACTAATGCGCCCATATCAATATGGCCCGTTAGTCTGTTGGCCTTAATTACTGCAGTATACGCCATTAGTGCCGCGTCCCTTTTAACCGCTAACCTTTCTAAGTTATCCATACATTACCCCATTAATATAGCTTTTAATTGTTTGATAGACTTACCCGTAATAGCCGCCAATTGGCTCAGAAGCATATTAGGGTTTTGATCGTATAGCTCTATAATCTGTTGGTTATCCATCTTATGCTACCTCTTTTAATTCAATCAAGTTAGTATTAATTATAAATATGCTATCTGCAGGATCTACGCCTTGCCCTTTAGCAGTTTTATATTTTAATCCAATAATACAATTAGTATATGCTAGATTCTCAATATCTGAGCCATCGCCATTGATAACCTTTTTACCCATGAACGTATCAGGCATAGGCCCATAGAATACTACCGACATAGGGACGCTAGTTTTTAGGGCCATATCAACTTGCTTCTGGTATCCCGCTGCGCGGCTATAGCTAAACATCAATTGATAGTTATCAGGTAAACTGGTTAACCGCTTGGCAATCTTTGTATAGTCATAAAAGTTAACATCGGGGAATAGCTGCGGTATTGAGCCGTTTTGTGCTAATTCCCATCGTATATCACTAATAACATTCAAGCGAATATAACACTCTACGCCCTGTTTAATACATAGACGTTCAAACAATACTATTTCTTTAATCAACTGAGCGATAAACGCGGGCCGATCATTCATATAGAAGTCTGTTTTAGCTTGCCTCGCTTGCTCTACGTTATCGAATACCCCACGACCTGACGCCTTTAGACAGGGCTTAGCGCACTCTGCGATATGGCGCATTGTGCAAATAGTATCGTTAGGGAATAGAGACAAGCCCGCAACCCTGATTTTAATGTCTTTATTATTCTTAGACAATTTAGTATTGCCGCCGTTAGTATCAAGTAATTTCATGGTGCTGGTATCCTATAATCGTGCGTTGGTTAATCAGTTTAATTTAAGGCCCTATTGTTTAAGGCCCTATGTTAACTTGATTAGAGTTAAGCTTCGGGTAAGTAGGCTGCATTAATGCGGCATAGATATCCCATTGTTCCTATCATGGCCTTGAATACGAATTCATCTTCTCGCATGATATCGACCACCTCATATCCTGAATTGACCTTTGTCACCTCTAGATCTTCTTCTCTGCGCATAAGCTTAAGTAAGTTTTGTACTGCTGGTTTAGTTAAGATTCTTGTATATGTTTTCATTGTGCTGGGCCTTTCATTGATTTAGTTATATAGTCGAGCTCAAGTGCAACATCGGTTCCCCATTCAGATTTAGCCATATGAGGACGTTCAATCAATAGCTGCTCAAATGAACAGTCGGCACGAAACATGGCTAAGGCGTAGTCATAAGCACTATCTAGCCAAACGTGGCTGCTATCACTGTAGGTCTTGGCATAGGCTCTGTTGTTATCTTCAAACATGATATGTAATCCTTATTGATAATGGTTCGCATTAGCGCCCATATGGCCCCTTTGCGTTGTTGTTGGGTTAAGTATACCGACACTATGAATCCAAACGTACCTAAACACGACACATACAAACTAATACACGACACCACCTAAACTACACCTAATTCACTCCAGCGCATAAAGAGGAACGCATGCGAGTAACATAGACAACCAGACAATACTTACTCAGACACGACACGTACTTGCTTAGGTGAGACATTTGCCCTGTACTGTACGATCTATGGTTAGTCTATACAATGTATAAGCCTATAGCCTAAAGCCCACACAAGCGCACGTTGGAGCTCACAAGGCTATTGCTACCCTATGCCATACCTTACTGTTCTATACACGCCAACCATACCAGTATGCGACACTCAATAACCATTCCTAAGAATACCACGCTCACGCCCTCTTACTCTTGTCAACTCTAGCACCACTTGTGACTCATCAGTCAGCCCGTGACTATCAAGAGCCCTCTGGTCACACTCTGACCGTGTAGTCATAAGGTGACTCAGGTGGACTCAGGAGTCATAATGTGACTGAAAGAGTGTCTGGAGTCACGGAATGACTGGCGGGTCAGGGGGGCCCCTTATGGCATAAGTAATAAAATGTATATAGACTCATAGGCACATGAGAGGGAATATGAGAGAAAAGGGGCACATGAGAGGGAATATGAGAGAAAAGGGGCACATGAGAGGGAATATAGGAATAGGAGGGAGGGGGTACTAGGGGAATAAGGGTAATATAGGTTAGTGAGTACTAACTATTAACTAGACTAGATGTAGCTCTAGGGACATTGGTGCAGATAGAGATTGACTTCTAAGCTAGAATATGTTATAATAGTACCTTAGTTACTTAGGTCTTCTTTAGAGTTAACATTAAGATTAACACTTAAAGTATAACACTTGATGTCTACTCTTAAGTAAAGTATAACGGGTAGAGCTATATCACTAAAGTGATCATTAACGCAATAACCTAAGTACTCATAGGATGTCTATCCTTTAGTGTGTCTACCTCTAAGTAAATAAGGGTAGTCTATACATCCGCCACCTTTATTATAATATTAACTAGAATCCCCACTTAGGTGGCCAAGAGTCTATATACAGTCTATGTCTGAATTACCCAAAGTAGAGAAAGTAGAGATCAGTCCACGAACTGGTAAGCCCAAGCAGAAGCATAAGGGTAGTCCACTACTCTACAAAGGAATGCCTCCTCTTAATCCTCACGGTAGGCCTAAAGGGAGTGTAGGTAAATTCACTCAACTCTCTAGAGAATTAATGTCTGAGAGAGGGCCTGAAATAGTAGAGAAGGTAATCCAACTAGCAATGGAAGGAGATACTACCTGCTTGAAGATGTGCCTAGATAGAATACTACCACCTAAGAGAGATGTTGAGATTAAACATGAGGGTGGTCAGTCTATCAACATCGTAGTAGAGCAGATTGGTACACAAGCCCAAGCTGCCATTGCTGATGTAGGTGGTCAGGTGATAGAGCATGAACTATCTAAGACTATCGCTAGAGAGAAGAAGACTAGCGGTGCTGCTTACGATGCTATATCAGTATCTGTCTTAGAAGAAGAAGATGAGTGATATACAGGTAAGACTACATCCTGCTCAAATGGAGATCTTTAATTCTCCAGCTAGATTCAAGGTAGCAGCATGTGGTAGACGATTCGGTAAGAGCTACTTAGCT